AAATTAAAACCAAGGTCTAAACCGTCTGAATCTATCATAAATGTATCACTAGTAGTTCCAGCAGTATCTATAGCTCCTGTAACATTTAAGTTACCTGTTACTGTTAAATTATCATCTACAGTAGTTGTACCTCCTGCAGAATCTATTGTTAGATTTCCAGAAGCTGTACTCATTTTTGAAACATGTAATTCACCTCCTGTGCTAGTTCCAGTAGCACCGTAAATTCTAAATGTAGGAGTTTGCATTTGAATAAAATTAGAAGATGTCATAACTATCTGAGGCATAGTAAAAGTACCATTACCACCTCCAGCTACTTGTATTCTTGCAGTACCGCCTTGAAGAAGAGTAAAAGTTCTGCTTCCTTCACTATCAGCATCAAAGTTTAATATAGTATTAGCACCAGTAGCAACTCCTAATGCTAAACTTCCTGCTTTTATAGACTGAGAAGTAGGTGCATTAAATTTTAAATTTGATTGAATATTTGTTTCACCTGTATCTTCTAACCAAAAACTCTTAATATCACTTTCATTGTATATTTGGAATATATCAGATGCTTGGCTTGAACTATTTGCATAAAATTTAAATACATCATCATCTGCTTTTAGTTTAAATATACCTTTTACTAATAATTCATCAGATTGATTATAACCAAGTTCTATACCTCCATGTACAAGTAAAGTATCTGCAGACTCATCCCAATGCATTTTTTTATTAGTTGTTGCACCATATGCTATAAAGTCTACACCAGTATCATCTACACCAAGTTGTAATGTATCTGCACTTTCGTCCCAAAGCATATATTTACCAGATGTTGCTCCAAAGAATTTAACATCGTGTCCTGTATCATTTACACCTACTGTAACAGTTCCTATAAAATCACTGTTACCTGTTACTTTAAATTTTCCACTTTGAGAACTAGTTGTATCAGAACCAATAGCTACATTACCTGAAGCACCAGCTGAAAATATATTTGATGAAGTTAAAACAGTAGCGCTATTCGCTCTAGGAATATGATTTGCTACTCCTCCTCCAGACCAACTTATATCTGTTATTCCAGCATAAGTTAAAGATTGATATACTTGTTTAGCTGTAACTAAATCTGTATCACTAGCATTAGAATCTAATACAGCAGAACCTCCTCCAGCATAAGAATGTATTCCAGTAACATTTGAACCAGATGAGCCAAATTGTAAACCACCAGTGTCGAGAATAAATTTATCTGCATGAAATGTCATAGAAGAAGTATCAGAAGAAACTGAAGTAGATGCAACTTTGATGTGAGCAAGTTCATCATAGTTACTACCGTCAAATCCTTGGAAAGATATTTGTCCTAATTCATCACCATCTACAATAGTAGCAGGAGCAATTTTGCTTCCTCTACCTTTTTTCATTACAATTTCTGCAGGCATTATTGATGATACGTTATGATTAACAGCAGCAATCAGTTCACCTACAGTTTCTGATGCTACCTCTAATTTTGTTCCTGGAGTGTTAGTACCTACACCAACCTTATCAGCACTCCCATCTGTAACTAACAGATTAGGGTCTGTATCTCCTTCTATACGAAAATCAACTGCAGAGCCACCATCATTTATGATAACCTCTCCAGCTTCAACCGTACTTTCTATAAACCAGTTTTTATTCTTGCTCATTTGTTTCTCCTAAAACTTAAAGTATTGCCTTACTATTCCACCAGGGTCTCGACTATCTGGGAATTTTCTTATTTTAACTTCATACATTTGCATAAAGTATTGTGCTTTTTGTAAATCTCCTGCATCTTCATACATTCTAGCTTTTACATAACATACAAGTGCAGGATGTAAACTTTCATGTAAATTAGAATGTCCATCTAAATCTTGATTACTCTTATCTACAGGCCTATAATTAGCCTTATATCTTATTCTTATACCCATACCTATACTAATAGTAGGGCTTTTAAATTCTCTTAATACCTTCCCTGTTGCATCTTCAGATTCATTCTTTTCTACTATACCAAGTCTTTCCTCATCAATAAACCATAGAAATTTTTTAGCAGTATCTTTTAACATTATGATTCATCTCCTATAGTTAAAACACTTCTATCTATTTTTCTTATAGGTGCAAACTCTAATTCATTATTAGTATTTTCTTGTTTTATTTCAACAGAAACAACTTTTAATAAACCAGGAGGCATTTCATAATATCTTAAATCTTCTATCAAATCTGTAACAGCAGTATCTTCATTTGTTAATCTTTTAGATGCAATATCCATAAGACCATCATTTATAATCTGCATTAAATATTTATTTGGCTTTCTACCAAATATACTTTCTACTTGCGATATAATGTCTTTTACTTCCATTAACTTTGTACCACCTGTTTAATTTGTGCTAATTTTTGCTCGTTACCTTTTAATTGCTTCTTACTAGGTAATTCACCTCTCATAGAATATATTAATTCTTGATATTCTGCTTGCAATGTATCATAGTCTGCATTAAGCTTTTTATAACTTGTTGCAAATTTACTAATACTTTGAGCAAAATTACTAATGTTTTGTGCAAACTCTGCTAAATACTGACCTCCAGCCTTTTCTTGCTCAGAAAGCTCTAATGATGCTATTTGTAATTCACTTGCAGAACCTGCTAATGCTGTCTTAGCCATTTCAATATCTTCCATCTCTAAGAAATCTTTAAATGAATTACTAGAATAATTATCTATTAACATTTGTGCTTTTTCTATTGCATCTACTGTATCTGGATTATCTAACCTAATTCCTTTAAATTCTTCATTTAATACAGGTATATCAGGCAATTCTAAAGAATCTATCTGATACTTTTTACATCTAACAGCAGTTGCTATTAAAATTATTTGATGCATATCAAAAGGTATGTCTGTTAAACTTTCATCATTAACATCTGGTTTAGGATAACATATATAATCAATAGTACAAAAACCATCTAATGCATCTAAGTGTGTATCTTCTGGTTTAGGTTCTACCATTAATCTCATTTCATTTATATAATATATAGGGTCAGTCTCAGAACATTCATCTAAAAATCCACTACCAAATCTTGCTTTACTTCTTTGATGAAAAGGTATCATTCTAGCTTCATATGCAATCTCACCATCATATCTCATTACACCATTAATGTCACTACTTTCTAGTAAATTTAAATCATAACCAATACCATCTTGTAATTCATTTTCCCATTCACCTGCTGTAAAAGATTTACTTTTAGTTAAATGTAACTTTAGATTTATTGGCATAAGTTTAGATACTTTAACAATACTATCTTGTACCCATTGCTCTAAAATATCCTTTTTAATAAAAGATACAATTTCATCTACTTCTTCTTGTAAATTAACAGGCATAGGGTCTTGCCCTTCAGTCTCATCGTCTCCCATAGGGTCATCAATTACAATAGTATCTCCATCGTCTACACTATCATAAGGGTCAGGGGGAAGGGTGTTAGAAGGATAAATAGGTATTACTATCCTTTTTGAATCACCTATTAGGTATGCTATATGTTCTGCAATATTCATTATATAATATACTAACTAAATTACTTTTTTGCTAACTCTTTTCTTATTAAAGCTATTTTATATACAAAATAAATAATAGTTGTTATACCTACTAATAATCTTACCATATCAGGAAGTATTTCTATGCACTGTATGGTCATACTACTACCTCCTATTGTTGCTGATTTTAATGTATCTAAATCCATATTATCCTCTGTAAGCAATAACATGTTTGCTAGATGTGTTAACTTCTATAGATGTAAAAGGACCATAAAAATAAGTTCCTGATACTATATTAAGAGTTATATCGTCACCTGTTCCACAAGTAACAGCAACTTCTACTGCACTACCATCAGGATTGTATATTGCAACCCAATTACCAGTTTCTGCAGTACCTTCTGATACTTTGTCAAATCCTGCTTGACCTAACATAAGATTATTTGATTCTTGAACTGTGTAAGAATTTGTTCCGTATTTTCTTGCCATGTTTACCTCCTGCGCTAAGCTCTGGCTGAGCGTGAATGCGCTTGTTTAAGTTAAGACCAGAAACGCTCCTTACAGGGAGGGAAGCTCACCATAAGGAGCGCTCCAGTCATTATTATTATTCCTTCTTATGCAGTCACGAACTCAGGACCGTTATTAGAAGAAGGAGCAGCTATATACCAAACAGTAACATCTACTTTACCAGCAGTTGCAGTTGCAGTACCTACAATACTATCAAAAGTATCGCTAGCAACTAGAACATACGGTGCAGCATCTGCAGTGTGGTCTGGTCCAATAGGATAATCAGCTACAGCAGTAGCTTTTGCTACAGCAGCACTCAACATAGTTGTGCCTGTAAATCCTAATTGAATAGTTGCAGAACCACCAGATGTCATAGCTTCACTAACTACAGCAGAGAACCCTAAAATCATGTCCCCTTTATCAAAAACTTCTGTAGTTGCTGTGCCAGCAGCTTGCGCACCAAAGTCAATTTTAAATTGCTTTTTTCTAATGTGCGAAGCGCCATCTAGTAAGTCATCAGCTTTATTTTGTCCATACATTGGATTTGCCATTATTCATATCCTCCTTAAGCTGTCCAAACAGCGTGTGCTTCAGGCATAGACCATTCCATACCAGCTTCTGTTAAGATTTGGTCTACTCTTCTGTCGACCCCAGAGTTTTCGAGTGTTTGAACACCTACGTAGACTGATGTGTCTCTGTTTATACCGTTACCAACTAGTGGACGATAAGCACAGTGTTTCATATCGATACCAAGCATTTGAATATTAGTACCATCTAAGTGAATATTTCTTACAACATTCATATCACCATATACAGTAGAAATAGTTGTGACACCAACGCCAGCAGCCATTTTCTTACCTGTTACAGCCATATCAGCAGAGAAAGGATTTGTATTTCCAGCATCACTAGAAGCACCAAAATTACCAATCTCTAAGTTGTTTTTAAAGTATCCACCTAATTTATGTAACCAGTTATAAACTGCTGTGTTACAGAAATAAACAGTAGCACCACTATTGTTATATCTTGGGTCAAGGTAGTTAGACATATCATCTAAAAAACTATCTTGAGTTTTAGTGTCTGTATTTAATGTAAATACATTACCATAGTTTTGAACGAAATCTACAGCACCTTGAG